GCGGCATCGATCACGCAGCCTGCCGACGTGGCGGCGGGCTCTGGCTCTACGTCAACGGCCGGCGCGGCCGCAGCTGCTGATGGGACTGACACCGTTGCGGCCACGGGCGCTGCGGGCTCAGGTGGCGTCGCCTCAATCAACGAAGGCGCCGATACCGCATCCGGTGCCGGCACTGGATCCACCGCGGGCGCCGCGGCGATCGCCCAGGCGGCGGACGCTGTGGCTGGCGCTGGCTCTACCAGCACGGCGGGGGCGGGCGCGGCCGCGGATGGCCATGACGCCGTCGCAGGATCCGGCGCAGCTGGTTCCGGCGGCGTTGCTGCAATCGCGGATGCGGGTGACACCGCATCCGGCAGCGGCAGCACCGCGACTGCTGGCAGCGCATCCGCGGCGGAAGCCCATGACACCGCCTCCGGAGCTGGCGCGACCAGCACCGCGGGCACCGGGGCGGCCGCAGATGGCCATGACATCGCCAGCGGCGCCGGTGCAGCCGGTAGCGGCGGCGTTGCGGCGATCACTCAAGGCCCCGATGTCGCCAGCGGATCCGGCAGCACCGCTTCAGCGGGCTCCGGCGCGGCCTCAGAAGGCCCCGACCATGCAGCCGCAATTGGCACCACCTCAGCGGTCGGCACCGGCTCAGCTGCGGAGGGTATCGACACTGCGGCAGGCGTCGGCGCGGTAGCGACTGCGGCTGCGGGCGCGGCTCAGGAATCGGCGGACATCGTCGCAGGTTCCGGGCAGTCCGCGAGCACCGGCGCTGCGGCGATCGCAGAAGGCAGCGACGCAGCAGCGGGCAGCGGATCGGGTGCCGACTTGGGAGCGGGCGCGGCCGCCGATGGCCCAGACGTTGTCGCCGCGGGTGGCACGCAGACCGGATCGCCGGTTGCACCGCCTGCGCCGAACGCCACCTCGGGTACCGCTGCGGTCGCTGAAGGTTCGGACGCCTCAACGGGTTCAGGGTCCGGCTCGATCCTGGTCACCGGCGGCTATCTGCTTCCGGAGTTTGAAGAGGTCCCCGCAGCTCCGGCTCGCACCGCATCGGGTTTCTACGTTCTGCCGGCGCCGTCTCGGGCGCCCCCGGCGGGTTCGTTTTCCTACGTCCTGCCGCTCTAACCGGGGATCACTTGATGGCCAATCCGCCCGCGTCCAGCGGCGATGACCTTGCGCTCGACGTTGTCTTTCAAGGCGTCGTCGCTGGCATCACGGGACTGCCGGGCAGCCTGGTTCGCCCCAGCTTCCAAGTCGTTCCTCCGGTGCAGCCCGGAGTCGAAGTGGACTGGTGCGCCGTGCACGCCGCGGTCTGTGCCCCCGATGACAACGTGTACGAACAAGAGAACGAGACCGGCGATGGGCTGATCCAGATCAGCCATGAACAGCTGGAGGTTCTGACCAGCTTCTACGGCCCTAACGCTCTGACGTATGCCCGGCGCCTGCGCCGCGGCCTCGCTGTTGCCCAGAACCGATTCGCGCTCACCGCCCTATGCATCGCCTTCGTCGGAACGCACGCAATTCGCCGCGTCCCCGAACAGGTGAACAAGCAATGGATTGAGCGGCAGGACATGCCGATCACGTTTCGCCGAAAGGTCGTTGAGGTCTACGGCGTCATGAGTCTGCAGATCGCAGGCGTCCGCCTCTTCGATGACACCAAAGCAGTCGACAAAACATTTCCGGTGCCGCCCGAGAGCACCTGACAGGAGTTCCTATGCCCGGTCTTTCAGTCAATGACGCAGTCACGGTAGAGATTTCACTCTCCCAGGCACTCGCTTCGGTTCGCAACTTCGGCGCGCTTCTGGTGCTCGGCGATGCCGATGTCATCACCGTGGGTCAGCGCATCCGTGAATACACGAGCGCGGACGCAGTGGAGCTGGACTTCCCGAGCCTGCCCGAGTTCGCCGCCGCAGATCTGTTCTTCAGCCAGAACCCGCAGCCCGAGCTGTGCTACGTCGGCCGCTGGGCATCCACTGCCACCCACGGCATCTTGCAGGGCGGCCCCCTGAATGTGGCCGCGCAGGCCATGGCCAACTTCACCGCGATCACCAATGGCGTGCTCGACGTTGTCGTTGACGGCACCGCGCACAACATCAACGGCCTGAGCTTCGCTGCGCAGACGAACCTCAACGGCGTGGCAGCGCTGGTGCAGGGCGCGCTCGGTGGCGCGGCCACCTGCGTGTGGAACGCGAACAACGGCTACTTCATCGTTGAGAGCGCGACCACGGGCGCCGCCTCTTCTGTGGCATTCGCCTCGGTCGGCAGCGGCGGTATCGACCTGTCGGTGCTGATGGGTCTCGGCGTCAACTCCGGTGGCATTGCTGCCGCGGGCGTTGCTGCGGAGTCCCTGGTCTCGGCTGTCGCGACGCTGGCCAACATGTCGACTGACTGGTATGGCCTGCAGATCGCCTCGACTGTCGCGCCGGCTCAGGCTGACATCCTCGCGGTTGCCGCGCTGATCCAGGGCCTCACGGTCACCCGCATCTTTGGTTACACGACCTCGGATCCGAACAGCCTGAGTGCCACCAGCACTACCGACACGCTCTACCTGCTGCAGCAGGCCGGCTACAGCCGCACCTTCTGCCAGTACTCGAGCACGACCAAGCACGCATCGGCCGCGACCTTCGGCATTGCGTTCACCGTCGACTTCACGGGCGTCGACACGACCCTGACTCTGAAGTTCAAGACCGCATTGGGCGTGACCGCGGAGACCCTGACCGAGACGCAGGCTGCTGCACTCACCGCGAAGAATGGCCTGGTCGCCGTCAACTACGACAACGGCTCGGCGATCTTGCAGCAAGGCTGCATGGTCAACGGCACGTTCTTCGATGTCATCCACGGTACCGACTGGCTGCAGAACGCCGTACAGACCGACATTTGGGACCTGTTCCTTTCAAAGAACAAAGTGCCCCAGACCGACCCGGGCGTGACCGCGCTCATGGGTTCAATGATTCCGACGTTCGAGGAATCGGTCGGCAACGGCCTCGTTGCTCCTGGCGTGTGGCAGGGCAACGCCTTCGGCGGTTTGAAGACCGGCGACACGCTCACCAAGGGTTACTACCTGTGGGCTCCCTCGGTCGCCTCCCAGTCCCAGCCTGATCGCGCCGCCCGTAAGGCGCCGCTCATTCAGGCGGCCGTCAAGCTCGCCGGCGCGTTCCACAGCGCCAGCGTGCTCGTCAACGTGAATTCATAATTTCCGGAGAAGCACATGCCCGGTGCGTACAGCTTTCAAGACGTTTCCGCAACGCTCACCACCCCCTCGGCGTCAATCAATCTCGGCGCCGGCGCTGCGGTTGCCGACGAGGGCATCACCATCGAGCCGACTGAAGACAAGAACACGATGACCGTTGGCGCAGACGGCGCCGGTATGCACTCCCTGCACGCCGGCAACCCTGCCAACGTCAGCGTGCGATTGCTCCAGACCTCGCCCGTCAATGCGCTGCTGATGGCGGAGTACAACGCCCAGCGCATCAACAGCACGCTGTGGGGCCAGGGCGTGATTCTGGTTCGCCAGACCGCGAGCGGCGATACCACCAGTGCCACGCAGGTTGCCTTCAAGCGCCGCCCGAATCTGACCTACCGCAAGGATGGTGCGTTTCTGGAATGGTCATTCGAGGCAGTCGCCCACGACACGGTGCTCGGCACCTACTAAGGGCACAGGCGCAAATTTGCGCCTGCTCCCGACCGGACTAACACAGGAAAAAACAATGATTTCGTTTGAAGTCAACGATCGCAAATATCAGTCAGAGAAACTGAACGCGATCGCGCAGTTCCACGTGATGCGGCGGATCTCCCCGCTGTTGCCGACCCTGGTTCCGATCTTTGTGGAAATGGCGGGGACCGACCCCGACAAGAAACTGACGGTCGCGGACTTCGCCAAGCTCGCCACGCTCGCCGGCCCCCTGGCCGACGGGCTGGCGGGCATGTCGGACAAGGATGCGGAGTTCGTGCTCACCGCGTGCCTGACCGGCGTGAAGGTGGAGAACGAGGGGAAGTTCGTTCCCTTCTGGAATGCCACCGCGCGCAAGTCGATGTTTGAAGACATGAACGACGTGGGCATCTTCCTGCCCGTGGCCGTGAAGGTGATCCAAGAGAACCTGAGCGGTTTTTTTCAAGGACTGCTTATGAGCGAGCAGTCCGAAGCGACCCCGACGGCGTGACCTTCCGGACGATGCCGGACCACTCCGACTATTTGATGGAGCCGGTCCGGCGTCAGATGTGCCGTTACGAGTCTCTGAAGGACGGCACGCTCGACCTCGAAGACATCGCCCACATGAACGACTACATCGCCCTGTCAGCCGACAACGAGGCGATCGCACAAGACGAAGCGGAGCGTCGAAGACAGAACAATGGCTAAGTCATCGACCATTCGCGAGTTCCTGGTAAAGCTCGGTTTCAAGACCGACGAGCCGGCACTCAAGCGCTTCAAGGACGGCATCGGAGACGCCAGTACCGCAGTGATGCGGCTGGCGGTTGTCACCACGGCGGTCGCCACCGCCGTCACGGCCGCTGTGCAGCGCTGGTCATCCAACCTCGAACAGCTGTACTTCGCCTCACAGCGCACGAACAGCTCCGCGGCGAACCTGTCCGCATTCGACCGGGCTGCGCAGAATTTCGGCACCTCGGCCGGTGAGGCTCAGGCGTCGATCGAAGGCCTGGCGCACGCACTGCGCGTGAACCCGGGCAACGAGAATTTCCTCGACTCCATGCTAGTCAAGGTCGGCGCCCGCGCGCGCGACTCCAAGGGTCACCTGCGTGACCTGGCGGACGTGGCCGTCGACCTCGGCAAAGTGTTTGCCCATGAGCCCACGTGGCTTGCGGAACAGCAGTCGTCCATGCTCGGGATCTCCGAGAAGACGATGCTGGCCATGCGCGACGGCAGCTTCGGTCCGGAATATGCGCGACAGCAGAAGGAGGCCGCGGGCCTCAACGCGGCGGCCGAGAAGTCGCACGCATTCGAGAAGTCATGGCGCGACATGAGCTACAGCATCCAATCGGCGCTGCTGCCGGTGCTGATTCAGCTGCAATCGATCTTCGGCCCCCTGATGGTCCGATTCTCAGCGTGGCTGGATAAGAACCACGACGCGGCGATCAATAGCATCAACAGCGCCATCACGACGATGAAGCCCGCCGTGGAGTGGGTCATCGGTGCATTCAAGGATGCCGACAAGGCGACC